CCCCCATATCCTCAGGAAACAAATCTTTATACAAAACTGAGGCGTAATCTAGAATTGTGTTTACCTGATCCAACCATGTCTCCATGGAAGTGTTACTCTGGGTGAGCCGTGACATTTATTATAACTATTACAAGATAATGTAAAAGTTAAGAAAGGGCAAGCTATAGTTGCCCTCTACTTTTAAGTGATCGAATAATTTGATCTACTGAACTTCTCTTTATGTTTAATTTAATTGAGATATCATTAATACTCATCCCTTCTTTATGTAATTTTGCAATCTCAGGATAAAAAGGAGAATGTTTTGTTTCACTTACTTTTCTTCCTTCAGCTAATGTTTTTTTAGCTACAGTACGATGATGACGAGGAACAAAATCAACATTTTCTTGACGCGTTACCCACATTAAATTGTCTATAGCGTTATTAGATGTATTATGATCGATGTGGTGACATTCCATACTAGATTCGGGTGCTTCACCTTTAAATGCTGTTAAAACAAATCTATGAAGGTAAATTGCTTTCTTTTTACCATCCTTATATGGTTGAATAATCCAGTATCCGTTTTTAGGAGTGTATGTTGGTCTTAGTTTTAAAACGCGTCCTTTACCTGTTTTAATCGCCATTTCTGTACCTCTATTATCACGCCACACATTACCATCTGGCTGCACGTAATACGTTGGATAATTAGGTACTGCAATAACATCAGAAGGTAATTCAGTGTAAGTGTAATCATCTAACTTACGCCATTTATCCTTAATAGGGTACTTACTAGGATTGAGTTTCCTCCATTCTTTAAGGTAAGCACTTCTATTGGTGTAATATAATTCTTTTAAATGGGGGTATTTTTGGTTTTTCCTTTTCATTTGACATTTGTTTTATTGTTATACGACCATAAATATTATACAAAAATGTGTAAATCGCAAGTCGTATAAAAAAAGAGGTTGGCGAAATTCGCCAACCCCAAACGCGCAATTAGATAACCCCTGGTTAATAAATCAAGGACTCTAATAAATATTATTTAAGCAATTCGATATCTTATACCAACAAATCCTGAACCGCCATTTCCTGCACCTTGAGTATAAGCAGCACCACCACCACCAGTATTAGCTACTCCAGTACCTGTAACAGCTTGACCTGCATTACCACCTCCGCCTTGAGCTTGTCCTGTAAAGCCTTGTTGCCCTACACAACCACCGCCAAACTGAGGAAACCCAGCTCCTCCTCCTCCACCTCCCCAATAATCTGAGGGAAATAATAAAGTAGAGCCACCACTATCTCTAGTATAACTAAATGGGAATGTATCTACTTGATAACCATCTCCAGGAGTACCTGGTAAGCCACATGTAACATTACTTCCATTTGTACCTGCTTCTCCAGCTCCACCTCCACCAGGTCCACCTTTATCACCACTTGTACCTGGAGGGAAATTATGACCATATTGTCCTGATAATCCTGATAAAGATGATTGGGCAACAAAAGCAGATGTTTCTGAACTACCTCCTAAAGCAATAATTTGAACATTTGAACCAGTTATTATAGAATTTCCTCCACCTGTAGCTCCTGTGTATGTAGCACAAACGTTAGCAGTTCTTCTTGAACCTGTACCTCCTGCTCCTACTGTTACATTATAAGTTCCAATGTTTAAACTATAATTTGCATTATCAGGAATGTGTACAACAGCACCACCATTACCTGGTAATCCACCTCCACTACCCCAAAAACAAGTACCTTGAACTATATCCTGAACATTTATAGTTTGACCTCCACCACCACCACCAACAACTAATACTTCAATTCTAGAATTAAATTGAGATAATGGTTTAGAATGTATAGTTAAATCAGCTGATGAGGTAAATAAGTGGTATCTGTAACTTCCACTATCGTAGATAGTACCGCCTGAGGCACTATAAAAAGTAGAATAACGACTATCGTATCCAACATAAGTTGAACCTAATAGCATAGCATGTATTTGAGTAGCACCTAAATGTGGTGTTACTACTTCTCCTTGTCCTTGATATAGTTTACCTGGCATATATTCAAAAATTAGTAACCAAAATTACCCTTATAATAATTAAATATTTCAGTTATAGTTTTTAAATCTAAGGCATAGTCCCATACTCGTAAAGAAGCTATTCTACTATTGTTTCCGTAGTAATCAGGAAACGATGCTCTATCAATGTAGAACAAATTTAGAGGTGATGAGGTAGGAAGATTGTAAGTAAATCCTGTATCTAAAACAGATGAATCTTCTAAAGCATTATTAATATATCCGTTAATATTACTACCATCAAACGTCATAGTTACTTGATACCAAGTATTAGTTGAAATTAGAGTAGTACTATCTCCTCCACCTCTACTAGTATTACCTGTTAATACTGCCCACGTAATTCTATTATTAGTAGTATACATTTGGATATTAGTATTGGCGTTAGCTGAACCAAATTGAAATATTCCTTCATTCACTAAACTATCAACATAAACCCATAACATAAAAGTATATGGAGAAGTAGATGATGGAAGTGAGAATGTAGTTGAAAGATAGTTGTTAAGTACAGTAGTAAAGTATGAACCACCACCATTACTTACCCATGAAGGGTTAGTATCAGCAGTACCATTAAGTAAATAACTACTTATTCTATCGTACCATTTAATAGGTACACTAGGTTCATCTACAATTCTAGAAGTTAAAGAAGCATCCCAATCAGCATACTCATTAACGTACCAATAAGGAGGGAAAAGATCGTAGCTACCCAAATATGCTTTGGTAACTAAACGATCTCCTATATAAGGGGTTACTATTACATTAGCTCCCTTATAAATGTACCCTCTTGTCATAATTTATACAATTGGTGATCCTAATGAACCTGAGTGTTCTGCATACTGTGAATTAGTAGAAAAAATACTATTTTGTCCAGGTCCTTGAGTAACAAAACTATCAGTACTAGTTACTTTATAAAAAAATGTTGGGTTTAAAACTGAAGTAGTAGCAGCTCTATATAAGCGTCTAGTTTCTGAGTTACCTAAACCTGCTGTCATGGTGGATGTTGCACCAGTACATATAGAAGCACCTGAATTCCAATATCTTTGAGATTCACTTCCTGAAATTAAAGTAGATACAGTAAATCTAACTGCTGTAGCTGAAGTAGCACCTATATAACCAAACCATACTTGAGCAGATTCCCCAGCAGATAACTCATCTGGGTAGTAATAAATGTTTACACTAGCACTTTCCGTAGTTGCAAATGAACCACTAGCTAAATATACACCACTTTGACTTACGTGAATATTAACAATAGAGGCTGCTGGTACATTATATGTAAAAGTAGGATTAAATGGTCCATAAGCATTATAAATAAGATTACCTCCAGCTTCTATGCTAGCTGAGACACTACCACCCCCACCTGAACCAGTAGAAACAGTGCTTCCGTTTATTGAAATTGAGCCTGAAACTTCAAGGCTACCTGTTAATTGTATTGGCATAATTATACTATTCTAATCATTAAGAAATTACCGTTTCTATACACTCCTCCTAGCGGAACACCACCTGCTGCGGCTGCAGTATCGTCTGCGTAATTTAACGCGCTATAATTCGCAATTACAAACACATCTGCTGCACTACCACTAATCAAGAATTTTTCAACTACCGCTTCATCATTTTTAGTTGTTGCTAATCCAGAACCACCTAAAATAACACTATTTTGGTGTGAAACTGTATTACTAGTTCCTCCTACAATTGCTGAATCTAATTGACCATTTAGTGTATTTGAAGAACCACCAAGCATTCCTGAACGGTTAGCACCTGAATTAATGGTATTTCCTAAACCACCACCAATAAAGGTATTGTAACCAAATGATTGGATTGTATGGTTTTCACCAATTGCTACACCGTGTGCTTGTGATTGGTTATTAATATTAGCACCTACTGACATTACTACCGCGTCAAATGCACTATTAAAGCTGTTTGCACTATAGTAACTGTTAATGTTTACGATACCTGGACCACCACTAGCACCTGCACTTCTTACTCCTAATCCACTACCTGTAATAGCTAGTGAACCTGAAATTTCAGCTGAACCTGTGTATGGGAAAGGAGGTGTAGCATTTTGAGCGTATGAAGCAGTAACTGCAAATCCTGAAGTACCAGCTTGGGCTGCGTATCCTGAAGTGCCTGCTTGGAAAGCGTAAGATGCTGTTTGAGCAAATGAAGCTGATGCTACAATTAATCCTGGTGCATTTAATGTTCCGGTTACAGTTAATGAACCTGATACTGTAGTATTACCTAAGATTAATGAACCTGTAGCGTCATTAATAATGTAGAATGTATTAGGATCAGGTACTGGGATAGCTGAATAATCATCAGCACTTAAAGCTACTACGTGATAAACAGCATCACTAGCTGTTGGGGTAGTTAAGTTATCAATTACAGTACCATTGTAAGATCCGCTTTGTACTCCAATTGAACCAGTAACACTTAAACTTCCTGTAATACGAGCTGATCCAGTATATGGAAATCCATTAGCAGCAAATGCTGAGTAACCTGAAGTACCTGATTGTAAAGAGTATGAAGCACTTACTGCATTTTGGGCTTGTGAGGCTGATACAGCATATCCTGCTGTACCTGCTTGATCAGCAAATGATGCGGAAATACTAGCAGATACGTTGTTTACTGTGATATCAAATGAGCTGCTATTGAATTTGGTGAACGTAATAGTAGCATCGTTTATAGACGCGGTTACTAACGCTAAAGGTACACCGGCAGCGTTTTCGGCATATGATGCTGTTACAGCAAATCCTGCAGTACCTGCTTGAGAAGCGAATCCTGCTGTGCCTGCTTGTAATGCATAAGAAGCAGTAACTGCTAAACCTGAAGTACCTGCAGTTGCAGCATATCCAGCTGTTGAGGCATATCCAGAAGTACCTGCTTGAGCAGCAAATGATGAGGTAATACTTAAGTTAGTAATTAATGAACCTGTACCATCGGTAAGAATATCTCTACCGCTACCTGAAATTTGTACCAAATATTGGTACGTGTCTTTAATTTGTTGTCCTGTTAAATTCTGTCCCATATTTTCTTAATTAGCAAGGTCTTGGTCCTGGGTAAAAAATGTCACTACCATAAGGCATAAAAGGATAACGTGAATCAGCCATTCTTAATCCTGCAGCCATAGCTCCACCTGCGTGGTATGCTCTAGTTCTGCGATTAAATACTACTGGTGATTTATTGTAACCTGTAGTGTAATCTGGATATTGCTTCCAGAAAGGTCCGTTATCGTTTAGTTGTGGAAATTGTGCCTCGTTTTGGATCAAGTAGTTAGTTAAACGCTCACCGTAGTATTCCATTTTGTTTTCTACCATTTGGCGTTTACGATTGTACCAAGTACCGTCTGCTTTCTCACTATTTTCACCCCCTGTTGGTTGTAATAAACCATTGTTACGTGGGCGAGTGTAAATTGCATCTAAAGATTCCCAATAAGCCGCGTAAATGAGGTAAGGTTGAATAAAGTTATCAACCAAGTGTTTGTAATTACCACTTAAAGTGTTAGCATCAATTTGATTGAGTATATACTCATATAAGGATGTACCGGTAAGGCGTTGAAGATAAATGTCCTGTGCTTCACGAACAGCATTAGACAACAACTTAGAATCTAAGTTATCATTTATGTCCGTGAATTCACGTAACTTTTCTTCTGAAATAATTAAAGTTGTAGTCATTATAATATTGCTGTTTCTTCGTTTTCTACTTGTCTATCAGTTGCTTCAATTTCAGCCTCAAGTATTTTATCTTCACCTGCTTCTGATTCTACTGATGTTACTACATCTACTTCAGTTTCTCCGTCATTAAACAATCTTAATTGTTGTACACCTACTGAAAACTCACCTGCTGTTGGGAACATAAGGTGTAAGAAATTTTCTACTTCAGCTAGTAGTGTTTGTTGATAAGGACGAATAACTGTATTGATGAATAATAGGTAAGCATCTGTTACCTCATCTTTACCTCCTAATTTACCTGGAGTCATGATACCAAAAATCTCTGGTGAGGTAATTCTGTGTGCAGTTAATATTTTTTCTTTTACCATATCGTTAATTGCGATATAGTAATCATCTGAACCATTTCCGTTAATAGGAGTAATTACAGGAGCATTTTCTGGAGAATCAACGTCCATGTACATTAATTGTCCTGCATTACCTGAACCTTGGTATTGTAAACGAAGCATCGCTTCAATTTCATTACGTTGGTCTGGATCAGCATTTGTAAAGGTAGTAATTGCTAAAGATGGTGCTAAACCATTTTTAATGTTTGAGATGTGGAAATTATCTACTTCTGAATCAAGATCAATTACACGTAATGCTCCTACATAATCAGGAAGAGGATAGTAGCGCTGACCTGGACGATAAGGATTGTAAACAAAAATTTGTTTTGGTTCTGCGTCTTTTTTCTTAGCATTAAATACTGGTAAGTAAGGAAGATCTGGAATTACACCAGTTGAAGCAGCGTTGTTGTATAAGCCACCAACACCACCAAAGCGGTACTTTTCAGCCCACTCATCGCTAATGTAATATCCCGGGATTTTACCGCGTTCATTCTTTTCTTTAGCGCGTAGCCAAGAAAAATCAACGTGGTAAATTTCAGCGATTCTTGAACGGTCTTTTGACCAAATTACTTCCCAAGCGAATCCACCATATAATTTATAATCGAGGGCTGTTTTCTTAAAGATATCATTCCATGATTCTCCCTCATTATTTGCCTCATCTAACAAGTGTGATTGATCACATACCAATCCTTCACCAACTATTGCTTCTACTGTTGCGTGAATGGCGGTATTGTTAATGGCTGAATTGTTAAACAAGTAAATAAGATACTCTGGGAAGTCATTATAGATGCCGTATTGAATAAATCCCTTTAGATTCTTTTCTGTAGGGAATTGGCGATCTGATTCTACCTTATTTACTGTTTGAAATTTAAATTGTTTTTCCATATTAACCTAGGTAAGTGGTATAAGTCGCGTTCTCGTCCGGTGATACATATTGTGTGATCGGTACGACATCGCTACCTGAGATCCATGCTCTATCTACAGAAATAATTTCTGAAATTGTTGTACCTGTTGCATCATCCCAAGTTGTGTCTGCTAATTCCCATTGGTCAAAATCAGTATTCCATACTGCAACTCCTCCTGGAATTAGTTCTCTAGAAGTGAGAACATATTGACCTGTTGCATCAGGTAAAGCTGCACCCGCTATATTAGCAATTATATAAGCGGTATTTTGAGGATTTGATATAATTTGGCCCTGAAAAGTACCGTTCGATTTATCGTATGATTGCGAATACTCAACGTATAAATTACTACCCGATGCAGGTAACACATTCGGATAGAAAGCAACTGTATTGGTAGTTTTTGCTTGGCTTAATTGTATCATACCTTGTTTTTATTTAATACCAAAGTAGGGGCTACGCACGCGCGTAACCCCTTACTCCGGTTTTTAGATTTTAGGAAATTGTAATTCCTGACAGACGTGCTAACAATTGAGTCTCGTTAGAGGCTGAAATGAAAGCTGCTGGGTTTGGTTCTCTACCAGTGAAGGTTAAAGTGTAGCCGTTTCTATCACCAAATAAGGTACCAGTACCTCCTGCTGAAGTTAACAACTGCATTCCGTACTCCTCACCTACGTAAACGTATTGTGAAGTATTTCCTACGTTGTTAGTCTCAACAATCATTTTGATGTTTGGATTCTGAGCTAATACTTTAATTTGGTTGCGGGTAGAAGTCTGCATCTTGAAGAATACAGCGTTTACGGTTTGTTCGTAAACAACTGTTCCGTTTTCTGGAGCTACAGTTACGTTTTCGGCGTAATCAGAAGTCTCACGGAATAATTCAAAAGTGTAGAAAACACCTGAACCAGAGATTGTGCTAATCAATCCTTCACTTGCGTCAGTAACGCTAGTAACAGAACCAGATAAGATGTAGATTTGTTTGATTGAGCCTACGTTGTCGCGGCAACCAAGGGTAAATCCTGAAGTTATATCACATGCCATAGTTTTTCTGGTTTTTGTTTATTAATGAATTGTTTTTAGGGGGCTTATTCAGCCCCCCTCAAACGTGATTGATTTAGGCTTGGTCGTTAGAAACCCAGAACTCAGGGTAAGCGATGTTCACACCTAACTTGGTTGAGATACGGTGACGAAGAGTGTCAGTGTTGATATCGTACCAAAGTTGGAATTCAGAGAAGTCGCTCAACAAGTCAGTACCAACAACGATTTGCTTGGCTGGTCCGAGAACTACACGGTCAGTACCCTGTAGACCTACAGTACCTACTACCTTAATACCTGGCTGGAATGGGTAAGCCATTTCCAAGATACCACCACGGTTAGTGATGCTAGAAGGATCGAAGTAGAAGTTGTTAGCAGAGCGAAGAGCAGCTACGTAAGTACGGAAGTTAG